GTCAGTTCCCAAGTAAGGGCCGGTCCAGGAAAGACGACGGCCAAAAGCCAAAGCAGCGGCCCCAAGACTAGAACCAGCATCGCCAGGATTAGGCATAATCCAAATATTATCAAAGTATTCTCCAAGGTATCGATTGGCCAAACAGTTTAATGCTACACCGCCCATATACACTAAATTATTACTGCCAGTTAATTCGGCAGCTTTTTGTACTATGTGCTGTATTAACTTTTCTGCTACTATTTGTCCGGCTGTCGCTATATTATTATTTTGTGTTCCTGCAAACTCGCGAGGATCAAATCCTATGTGAAAGTTTTCTTTAAAAATCGCATTGTGGTAATCTACTACTGCATAATATGACATTTGTCCGATGGCAGAATAATCACCATAAGCAGACATACCCATGGTAATATATTCTTCTTCATTGGGCTTTAATCCTACTTGTTTAGTTAATGCGCTGTAGAATAGTCCGATACTATGAGGATATTTCTGTCCCCATACTTTTGTATATTCAGCACGACCAAAACTGTTGTAACGTGCCCAATATATAGATATAGTGTCTAACTCACCGATAGCATCAATAACAACGACAGCGGCTTCCATAAAAGCACTTGTTTGGAATCCTGCCGCAGCATGACTAAGGTGATGAGGAAATGACTTAAGAGTTCTACCTTTTATACGATTAGTTCCAATATGCTTATCTAGAACTCCGCGAGTTGTCCAAGGACCAAAGTTATGTTCTCTGCTGATAATCTGTTGAATGTTATGCATCCAAGGACGTTCATAATATGCTATAGTATCGATATCGTAGTTATAGGCCGCATCGATTAATTCAATACTTAATTTGGGATCATTCTTAATTTTGCTGTAACGTTCGCTATGTCCAGCAAAGACGATTTGACCGTACTCATCGATCACTGTTAATGCAGCATCGTGGTAACCTGCACTTACACCTAATATATGTTTCATTTGTAAATAAAAGGGTCTCTGCGACGTAATTCTTTAAGTTTTTTTCTGTATCTTAGTTCTAATTTGATCTTGTTAATCAAGTTTTTAATCCAACGCATATTATCCTTCAGTCCTTTTTAAATTATCAATCTGCTTACTTTCATGGTCTGGATCACTCCAAGCATAATCAAACGTAGCTGAAATGTCATCGACTTTTATAGAGTATATATCTAAGTGCGACCCTAGTTGTTTCCAAATGTCGTTGGCATTATCAGTACCAAAACTACCTAATAAATCTACTTGTCCGATCTTAAGATAACCTAAACTTAGATTGGGATTCTTAGGATCTAATCCGTTGCTTACTAACCAAGCTTCAAAACGATCGTGTTCTTCGTCGTGCCAAGGTTGGTTGCTGTTACGTACACTATCACGTCCCCATTCGATATCAAACTCGCCGGAATAAAACTTTAGTGCAGTTATAGCTTCACAAGTTGTGCCAGCACCTACAGTTATATCAGTAGGATCGTTACCAATGTTAAGTGCAGGAGCAGACTCATCCCTAAACACTTCATATAAGGTTTTTCCAATTTGAGTCCAATGCATATAGACTCCACCAAGTACTCGATCATACCCATTTTCTGCGAATCCTTTACGATGTTCATCTAATAAATGATACCTAGGTGCATGTACAAAAGTAGTAATTTGACTTGGACGTACCCAGTGCCTATCTAAAATCCATTTCCGCTGACTTAGTATAAGCGATTCTAACTCGTGACACAAGAGATTCAATTGTCTAATTGCATATCGTGTTGCCCAATCAGCATGCGTATAGTAGGGACTTAGATTCCAAACAGTACCTTGTAATACTTCAAAATGATTATGTAATCTGTTTAGTATATCATGCTTAATACGCAGTTGTTTCTCACCGAGTGCAGGATCATCGGGAAATCTTACAGTATCTTCTAAAAAGATTTCTTCGATCCAATAGGTATCTAATCCGTTTTGTTGCCAAATACCAGTGCCGTTATAGTAATTGATCCAGGTTATATATCGATTAAGATTATCACAGAGATACTCGATAGTTCTTGGAGAATGTGGGAAGCCCAAGAAACAAAAATTCTTTTCTAAATGAAAACGAGAATTTAGTAAATGTTTTAGAGCTATGATCCAATCTCGTGCTAATTGATTGTCTTCTGGGACAATTGTGTAGCTAAGTTGGTCAGCATGATTGAGAGGATCACGTAACGTTACCTTAATCGGAGATAGATTTATACCACTCATAAATTTCTGGATCCTGTTTTAATATATCTGCAAGCGTATAGTCATCTTGTCGAATACTTTCTAATTTTAACACACGACGCTTACCTTTTACAAGTCCTTCTTGCCATGTATCTGGCCATTGTTCTTCGAATGTAGGACGCTGTTTTAATTGTAATAGTACATCTTGGATTGCACCTTTTGAGTTGGCTGTTAATTGATCAACACGATTATTCAGTATTTCTCTTGGTAATGCTAGCGGACTTAGTAGTATATCAGGGGTAAAACTGAATACAACCTTAGCTAATATGTCTACATCAAGTTCCTGGGCGAGTCTCTGGATGTTACCGACTTCAAATAATCCTGGGAGGGTGAGTGTGAAATCAATTCGCATTTGTCTGCGGTGACGCTGTATTTCAAGTCCTCTGCGGAAGTTATCATACCATTGGCTATAGTTGAGACCTGTTCTAATGTATTCTCCAATCGCTCCAGTTCCGTCGAGACTTGCGCAAATTTGCCAATCGCGTAACTTAGAAAGAATATCGCTATACAAATTAATATTGCGATACTCAATGCGACTGAGATTAGTATTATATCTAGCATAGACATTCGGTCCATCTCCTAATTCGATAATGCGTTTCATATAACGCCAATGTTGTTCGTACATAAGAGGTTCGCCGCCAACCCAATAAACTTCTTCTATACGATGTTCTTCTACAGCTTGAGAAAATTCCTGTTCGGCTTGATCAGCTTGAAACGACTGCATCATTGCACGATTCTCTGGTTTCATCCAGGCATTCTTTGGATTACTATAATCGATCATATTATGCTGTCGTTGTTCGCTTTCCCACGAGCTACTTAACATATCTCCGCATGTACGGCATTTGAAATTACATAAGTTAGTAAAACGATAATCCCAACTAATAGGCTTAGTTGTTGTATAACCTGTTGCATCTGTTTGCTGCATTGCATCTTTGTATTTGTGTCCGAACATTTGATTGAAATAACTGCGATATACACTGGTATTCAATAGTTTATCATTGCATACTTCGCATTCAGGCAATACTTCGCCTGCCATCATACGACGACGCACTGATTTCATATGTTCGCTATTCCAATGCTGTTCTAATGTAATAGGAATATATTGTCCTGTGCCTGCGCCGGTATCGATATACTGTTGAAAATTTTGTGCAGGCTCTCTCGATGCACAACACATGCGGCGTTCAGTTTGTGGACTTAAATACGTATGAGTCCACGGTGCCATACATAGTGTGTCGGGTTTACTTTGCATAGCCAATCGCTGTTGCTAATTCTAAATGATGCTGTGTGATATCTTGCTTACGTCTAGCATCAGTTAATTCTATATTTTTAAACAGCAATGTTGGATCTATCGCAGTACCTTTCATCATAAAATCGATGATACGACCGAATTCTATTCTATTTTTAGCTGATATGTTTGCTGCATTTAATCGCTCGGCCGCTATTGACTTGGCATGATCTGGCAATGTGTTAATACAATGATAGTATGCTTCATGCAGCATATTCCAATAGATAAAATCAAATCCTTGTTTATCTGCCCAATTGGCAACATCTTCTAAATACATGATATTAAATACGCTAACAGTAATGCATACTTGCAATTGTATATTTGGATTACGGTCCCGCATGGCCATAAAGCGAGCAATGTTATATTCTACTTCTGACCATACGGCATTACTACGTTGATATTCAAATCTGTTATCAACATCGTCGATACTAAACGCAATCTCTACTAGTTTGAAGTGTTGCCAAATATCCTCAGCATATTCAGGAAATTGTGTGCCGTTTGTATTATAGTGTATTTCAACTTGTCCTGCAATACCCATATCAACAATGCGTTCAAGAAAATGGAAGTGCTCTTTAATCATAAAGGGTTCGCCGCCAGTAAACTCGATGTAGCGTATATGATCAGACATGCCGTTTATTTCATCCCAAAAATCTTGATTATCCCTAGCCCAAGCACCTTGCTTGAGCATTTGATAATGCATACCTTTTTTCTTTTCTGTTAAGGGAGAAAACTCAATCTCTTCTACTGCATAGCTACTGCTACTCCAACTACCACATATACGACATTTAAGATTACAAATGTTACCTAGTTTTAAATCTAAGAACATAAGTGATTTGGCGTCCTGCGTCCAATCTGTGTCTGGAATCATATGCTTTAATCTTTCCAATGTGTGCATACGCTTGCTGGTGCGACCAGAATCTTCTTCTGCCCAACACTTTTTGCAAGTGGCAGATTGCTTGCCCTGCAAGAACTCGTTGCGTAATTGTCGCATATAATTACTATCTTGTATGTCTGCCAGTTCCGCTGAATGCCCAAGATCAAATTTATTACCATTGATATCTTTGATTTCTTCTTCAGCTAAACAACAAGGACGTACAGTCCCAATTGGGCTAGTTTCTAAACTGACCCACGGTAGTACACAAAATTTATCGTGTGGTATTTTCATTTCAAATCTGCCAGTTCTGGTATAATTTTTAAAATATTTTCGTTACGTATTTCATCTAACTGTTTTGTTTTAAGCCAAAATTGATCAATCAATTGAGTGTTATCGGTTGCATACATAAACTTTATTGCACTTTCGAAACCAACTGTAGCACGATGTAGTCGATCCATTGGACGTAACCATTCAAGGTGTTGTTCAAATTTTTCTTTAATACGATCTTTATAATCAACAGTGGCAATATCAATTCTATAATGAGAAGGATCCATTAATATATTAACATTAAAATCTTGTGGGAGTATGAAACCTCGATCAACCCAATTCTTATGGAAATCGGGCAAACGGAGTGCATTCATTATACTCAGTGTAGAACTAACATAAAAGTCTACGTTGGGACATACACGTAACATTTCTATACGATTTGATTCAACCTGATTCCAGTCTGTGCCTTTGCGAATATATTCTGCATAATCTTCTGCACCATCTAAGCTGGCACCTACACTAACACTATCAAACTTCTTCCAGTAATCAAATACTGATCGATCTTTAAGCTGTGTATGTGTAAAGTTAGTATTGTAAATTAATCTAACATCGTACCGTCCTCGTCGATCTAACTCATCTAAAATGTTATAATGCTCGTCCATTAATAATGGTTCGCCGCCAGCAAAGTAAATTTGTTCTACATGGTCAATATGTTCAATTAACTGTGCCCACATATCTTTTTTGTCTCGACCGGCAAAATTTAAAACTCGATTTTGACTAGCCCATTCCGGTCCGGCTAATTTAGCCTGATCTTGATACCATTGGCTACTATAAATATGTCCGCAACTACGGCATTTTAAATTACATAGATTACTAAATCTAATATCCCAATAGGCCATTTCAAAACGATCTAAATGTCCGTCGGCTTTTGTTTCAGCAACACGTTTTATATGATGTCCGTGATGTTTGTTAGCACTTTGTCTGCCAGAAAAGAATCCAGATTCTTCTTGTTCGTAACATCTTCTGCATCCTTCTAAAGGTTTTTCTGTCAGCATATCGGTACGAACACGTTTCATAGTATCACTATTCCAGATCTCACTCAAGGTATTAGTCTTACAGTTTCCTACTGAATAGTAATGATCTGTCATACAGCAGGGATATGCTTTACCATCTGGATTAGCATTTAAGTGTATCCATGGGTAGATACAAAAAACTTTACTAGTGGATAATAATTCTTGCTCGCGAATAGATAGTTCATTTAATGATACCTTTAATGGATTTACAGATCCATACTCGTAAATCTCATTGATATCAGAAGGAAATTTATCTAATATTGTACGTGCCCAATCACTATTCTCGATGTATATTCCAGTTATGCGGTTCGCTTCGAGGTTATTGTTACGAGCAACTTCGTCTAGCTCATTAAACAAATTAGGATTACCCGATTTTAGTATTACAAAATTGCTACTAATATCTACCTTATTCAAAGTTAACTGTAAATTACGTAAGATTATTCCTAATGTTTGAGTTTGAACATATAAATCACCAACAGTCTGTGTGAATACAATTCGTTGATTATCGGCGTAACAATCTTTATGTATCAACTGGCATTGTTCTAATAACCATTGGCGTGCTTGCCCGTATGGCAACGTATGCCAATGGTCAAGATCTATTTCGGCAACGATTTCATAGTCTATCATAGTGTATTATACCAATCTGCCAATGCAGGAAACGTGGCACAGAAATCTTTGTTTCTACGCTGATCGTATTGTGAATAAAATTGTTTAAAGTCGTGCAACAATCTAATCCTATCGTGTGTGTTGCTATGTGGAGTCTTAACTACATCCAAGTAATCAATTAGCCGTTGTAAATGATTGATTTCGTGTTCTTGTAACAGCGGATGCGATTTGTAAATTCCTAGCCATTCTATTAGACTAATTTTAAATCTAGTACGTAGATCGTCTGGTAGTGTCAAGGTGCTTTGAAAACTAGGAAATCTTAAAATATTTAATGTAAAATTAACACGTTGTTTGCCGTATATTTGTTTAAGTCCTATTAGCTGTGATAAAAAGTTAGGCAGAGTATCTAAGCACAGTGCATTTATTGTACACATAAAATGTAGTGCTCGAACATGTTTGTTCGCCAATAGCTCTTGCACATTTTCCATCCACAAAGAATAATCAAGCCCGTCTCTGATGTATTCTGCGTGAATGCCAACAGCTTCATTGCTAGTATATATGTCAAGACTTGGTATATCTCGTACACGATCAATGAAGTCAAGTAATTTTTCTCTAGGCATACCTAAGTTACTATTGATAGCTAATTTAGTAGAGCTCCGTCCCTGATTGTCTTTGAACCAATCAATTAATTTCCAGGTGTGGCCAGACATAAGTGGTTCACCGCCGGTTATTCTGAGTTCTTGTAGCGTTTTATGAAGATCAGTCTCCCACCATTGGAAAAAAGCATCTACATATGGATTATTTTCTCCAAAACTATAAAGTTGACTACTAGCATGGTCATGGGTAAAATGATTACGTCCGTCGGATCTAAGATTATTAAATGGCCCGTTGCGTCGAATGTCATTGACCCAAGTACTACTAAATGCAGGATTACAATAACTACATGCAAAATTACAAGTTCGATCAAATGCAATTTCTAATGTTTTAAGATTGACATCAGAGGCAGAAGGCGTTACAGCAGCTTCATGTAATGCCTTTATAGGATAAATTTTGCTCTTATAAACACGATCGCTGATAGAATCTCGGCCCATATCTTCAATTTTCCAGCAGTACTCACAGCCAGCAGGACGCCTTCCTGCTTGCATATCAGCACGGTCCTGTTTCTTCTGTGGGGTATTATGTATAGCAGATGGATTAGTTAAGATTTCTTCTCTGCTGATAGCATGTGCCGGCGGATGATGACAACTTGTGGTTTGACCAGAGCCTAACCAAATTGTAGCATTATACCATTTAGCAGCGCAGAAACTGTCGCTTATAGGATCAAGTACCTGTTGTTTAAATTCTAAATCATTCATTGAAATATTTTTTTGTGAATTGTTTAAATCGATCTGGGAATTCAGCACGCACTCGATGCCGCATTATTTGATAGTGTTGATAGTTGTATTTACTTGTATCCTCAGCCGCTGCTAAGAAAGCAGGCAAGTTGCTGCTGCTTAGATCTTCTACTACTCGAGCAATTTGTTCTAACCGATCTTGATTATTGTCTATAGTGTCAAAACTTTCGTCTATTAGATGTCCAAATGTTTTAAATCCTAAATTATGCATGTCTCTGTAGTATCCTCGATTGGCTACAGCTATCCACGGATGTTGCATGACAACAGGTTTCCAGATCTTTTCTGTACGGAAACTATAAGGATACTCAAATACTGTTTCGCTAACTAAACTAAAGTATGTGTCAACATATGGTGCCGGAGTTAGATAAATTTCTCCCCACTCATTGCTAAACAAATCAAATTTAGCGTAATGCGTTTGGGATTCAATTCCTACTTGTTCCTGATATCTATTAACTTCATACTTGGCAGGCAAATAATGTATTGGTGCTATGTTAGAATCTAAGTTAGTCCATAGTGCCTTTTCTAATAGATTGTTTTCTGTAAATCGATTGATTAGATAACGTCGATGTTTTCGACCACGCCCATTCAAGAATAAAAATTTATAAGGTTTATTGGTATTTGAATATACGTCTACGGCACTTTTAGCAGCAGATCTATTTTCTGTATAATCAAGAAGTTTAGGCAAAAAACTTTCGTATTGTAGACATGGCCATTCTGCGGACATATCACCACCACCTACAATAATAATCTTGCCTGCCAGTGCTAATTCTGCAATACCATACTGTATGATATGACTACGTATAGTATCTGACCCTTCGTGCGGATTGCTGAAGACAACCTTAATAACATTGTTATTAACTAATTCCATAATTTGTTCTGTATTATCAATCATCTGCTGACGACCGATAACATAAATGGCACCTGGAACTATTGTTTCCTTAGAAAAATCCCAAAACTCGCGATCTGTTATAGGTTCAATTAAATCATGTATTTCTGAAAAAGTATCAACTATTAGCAAGACGCTTACACTCCAGCCAAAACGATTTCATCTCAGGAAACGTACGAAGAAATTCTGTGCCGCGTCTACGATCATGTTCGCTGAAGAAACGATAAAAGTCTGCACATTTCTGTTCTATATCATCAGTTCCTTCTCGCATCCAGGCAATGTCTCGACGCATACGTTGTACTTCATAGTCTTTAAATCCACGAAATGGTCGATCCGGGGTTTCTAAATATTCTTCCATCCAGTCGGTAATTTGCTCAAGTTTATCTGCATACCCAGTCGGTAGTATCTGTAGGCTTTGCCAGACTGGAGTACGCAATAAAGGAGTATCAAACCAAACACGTTGATAAGTTGAGCTATGCTGCTCGCGTAGATTTAATATGTATGTTAATAGTGATTGGAGTCCCGGGATAGTTAAATTGTTCATTGTAATAATGAATGTCAGACTATTACGATATGGTACTTCTTTTAAGTAACGATGTACATATTCAGTTAATCGACTCATGTCCAGGCCGTGTCGAATGTATTGTGCTTGATTAATATTACCAGTATCTACGCTGACATACTGCATAAAATGTTCGATATTGGTATTGCATAACTGTTTTACATAATCAAGATACTTTTCAAATAATGGTTCTTCCACAGAAAAATTGCTGGTAACATTTAAATGCAAATCAGGTTTAGGCAATGCCAATACATAGTCAAATACTTTATAGGTATTTTTATCCATCAGTGGCTCGCCGCCAGTCATTCGAAAGTGACGTAGTTTGGGGTATAGTACCGGCCACCATTCCCAGAATGCGGCAACATATGGATTATCTTCTCTAGCAGGTATTGGTCTACGACTGCCAACAAAATGGCCAGGGTCATTATGAATAGTGCTAGTAGGATAACCTCCTTCACGCTCAACTTCTTGTTGCCAGCTCGAGCTGAACTGTGGACTACAATAACTACATTTGAGATTACAAGCGTGATTAAAATTAACTTCAACATAACTAGGTACAACATCTTCATCCCCTTTGCTATTTTTAATCTCGTCGTAAGAATCTGCTGCCCAGGGCTCACCCGATCTGTAATGTCTATCACTTAGTTGCCCATGCTTTTCAATATTCCAACAATAGCTACACTCCGAAGGTTTACCTCCTTTAAGCATTAAGATACGCTGTTGTTTTTTGTGTCCAGTGTTGTGCAATGCGCCTGGATTATCTTTAAGAGCAGCAGGATCAATTGCATGTAATGGTGGATGGTAGCAACTGTTGTTAAGTCCTGTTGGCAAATGTAGACTCACTTGTTTCCATTTGGCCAAACAGAGTGCTGGGCCTAATTTTTCCCGCATTTCTTCTGCTGCACCCATAAAATCTGATTTATTCTTCCCAGACATAGGGTCCTTTCTTAGGTACAGCAAAACTCAAATAAGTTTGTAATTTTGCAAGATCATCTCTAGATTTTAAACTACATAATTCATTAGCAAAATGCAATTCGACACCACGCTCGAGTGCTAACTCTAACAACTCATTACGACGATCCTCGTCGTCTGGCAAGCTAAACAGACTACACAATACAATGCCATCTGGACCTTGTAAGATATCATCCTCAAGTCCTGGTAACCAATCTAAATGTTCGTTTTCAAAATGGTAATCGCTGTAGCTGATTTTATGTTTGGCACAGTAAGGTTCGATGGTGCCACGCTGCATAGGCAATGGAATATATTTGCTAAATGTTGTGTTCCATCCAGCATAGGTAACAAACTTTTTACCAGTATAATCCATTTTAGTATCTACTTCGTAGTCTCCGGGTAAACGGAAAAAGCCGCCCGGTAGTCTGCGTCCCCATTCTTCACCTTCAATAAGAATACGCATATCTAAACTGACACGAGTATATCCTTCATCGTTGTTAACGTTACCGTGTATATGTTCTTGGAAGAACAAATGGCTTTGACCTGGTACTAGTGTAACTGGCCAGGCATGTTTTAGACTTTCATCTTCAAACTTTTGCATAGACCATTTTTCTGCCAACACACGACGAGTAATATCTCTGCTGATATCTAAATCTAACATCCACATTGTGTTGGTTTTTTCTGCACGAGTAAACGGAGTCCAAATAGTCCTACAACCGCGACCATTGCCCACAAATATACCTTGATGGAAAGCAAGTCTGCGGCCTACTTTGGCCTGATTAGGAATAACAACTCTAAGTGTGCCTTGTCGTTGAATTAGATATCGTCTTCCGTCGATACGCCCGCCGGTAATCTCTGCTGCAAATTCATCAAACTTTTGCATAAAGTCTAAACGACTGCAGGCATTCTGTACATGTTGTTGTACACGAACTAACTTAGTAGGTTCTAATACTAAGTGCATAGTTTCTAATTCTTTAACCTCTGGTGCTACTTCTTGTATTACACTCAATGCCCAGTCCGGCCAGTTATATTTTTCAAGATCATATTCGGCTGTTTTATTATCCCAATGTTGTTCTGTTGCTGATAGCATTGCTATTTCCTTAATCATTTACTAATGTAAAATCAGTTGAATAACTTTTA